CCCGGTAGTTCCCTTTGCAATGGCTTCTTCCAAATCTTGATAAATCTTCATGCATTTTCTCCAATAGCAGAAATCTCAAAAAATCACAACAGCAACGCGGCCGCGGGTGAAATCTCGTTTTTCTTCTCCACTTTGTATTTCATGATGGTGCTGCAAAAGTACCTGATATCATCCATAGCATGGTCGTTATCCTTCACGACGGCGTCCTCCGTTTTCTTATCGTCCCATCGGTACAGCCCAAACTCCCTTATAGCGTCCGTGCAGCACCTATGAATTTTTATATTCCCATTCTTGAGATATACCGCCGTGCGCCGAATGCCATCAAGAACGGCATTGTCCGCCTGCTGGACGCGGAATCTGCGGCGTTTCAGGGCGGTAATGAAAGAAGCCGCCGAAGGGTCAATAATCGCCCTCTTGATTTCGTAGCCATCCGTCAGGCGCTCCACAGCGTCGCAATATTCCTCGTCTGTGAGCTGCTTATAGTTGGCTCTGCCATCGTAGTAATACTCTTTGATTCTTACCGCCTTATTACCATTCACAGCCCACAATCCGCATGAAAATGGATTCAGGGTGCCGTAGTCGATGCTTATGTAATAATCCGCGAATTCCGGCACTTCATCCGTGATATTCGCTTCGGAAAAATCGTATATAAGCCCTTCGGCCAGCGTCCATTTACCCAGAATGTACCTATCATAGAATACCGTTCCTGCATATTCTTTTTTCAGATTTTCAACAAAAGTGGGGGGTAAAAATGGGTTATCGTCTATTGTGTATTCTTGGCTGAAAATATCGGCATCACTATCAAGGAATCTCTTTAGCCAGTGGTTGGGATACTGTGGATTGTATGTGCCATCGAAGCAGGAATACTCCTTATCAAGCCGGCTTTTCAGGAGGGCAAAAACTTCCTCCGACCAGTCCGCGACCTCGTCGCCGTAGCAATACTTGATAGACGCGCCGCGAATCTTGGATACCTGAGACACTTTTTCCGCGCCCAGGCAATAGCACTTCTCGCCAAAAATCCACGCCGTATTATCGCTGGAAATCGCCCCAACAAGTTTATCACCGTACAGATTCCGCATAGGCTCTAGTACGTTTCTCTCTATTGTGGATTTTGTAACGCCCAAAATAACGGAAAGCCCATCTTTCCCGGCTCGTTCTCGAATCCGCATGGGAATAATCCACTTGAAATCAAGATATGTTTTCCCGCTTCGGGTCGCGCCACCCTTGAAATTCCATCGGTGATTCCCGTACCTTGCAAATTCAATCTGTTTCGGGCTTAATAGCATCTCTGAACTCCTTAATTAGCCCATCCAACTTATTGAGGCTATCATTACCGCTTGCCGTGTTTCTTGTGGCCTTATCAACAATAATCCCGAAAGATGTTGCGATCTGGCTTAATGTTGCGGCCGAAATCTTTTCTGGGTCAGTGAGCGCTTTCAGATGCAAAGTGATTGCTTCTTGCATCGCCGCTTTTTGTGATTCCATGTACGCCATCATGTCGGCGGTATTCTCTTCTTTTTTTTCCTGCACTTTTTGGGCGATATCCGGTGAAGCGCTGACAATCCTTTTCACAGTCTGGTGAGTTACGCCATGCTTTTTTGCAACGGCGCTGTACGACTGCATTTCTATCCAGTCGGCAATTATTCTTTTTTTCTTCCGATCTGTAATCCTTGCAGCCATAGCACCACCTCTCATTCAGGATAATAAAAAGCAACTCGGCAAAGTAGCTTACCAGTTGCTCATCATGCGGAAATAGCCAATCTTGAATTGGTCTTTCCGATAAATTCCTTAATTTGCGCATATTCCCATCCGCAGTCAACCAGACCGCTCACAAGGCGCTCCATGGACTGCACAGCGGCAAGTTCTTCCTGCGGGAATGCGTCCCGAAGATTGTCCTTTGCGTCAAGTCCATAATCCCGGCGAAGCTGTGCCGCATCTTTCCCGAACAGCGCCTTGTAGATGCAATTCGTGTAATTGGAATACGCATGTCCGTGCATCCGCTCGTCCTCTCTGGACTGCTGTAGAGCCTTTGTCAATGCCTGACGAACGGCAATCCCTTTTTCACGCTCAATCAGCTTGCCTTGCAAGGCGGCTTCCATGGCATTGAACTGCTTTATGTACGCTTCCTTGAACTTCATAGCGAGTTCTCCGGTGTATCCCATTACCAGAAGCGTAAATCCGTCCCGCGTCATAACAGCCGCTTTCTGCGTTCTTCCTCTGCTGTCTGTGTACGAGATATCGCCAAAATTGGCGGTATTGAATTCCTCGCTGCACCCAAGTTCCCGAATATCGCGCATTACCTTGTCGTGCTGTTTCCCAAATGTTTCGGCCACGTCCAAACTTGTGACCATTGGGCGTTCCTGCTTCCCGAACTTTGCAATTTCTACAAACATTGCTATCAATCCTTCCTGTTGATTAAAATGTTTTTGGAATTGGTTTCCCACCTGTGGGCGTGTGGGTCGTACTTCACCGAAAAGCTACTACCGTCTTTTGGCAGACAGTCAGCCCCCTGCCGACGGGTACCGGCATATTGCAGCCGGATTGTTCGCCCCGGCCTCTGTCGGATTTGGGATTTGGAGGGCTGTACAGGATTTGAACCTGTGACCTGCGGATTAACAGTCCGTTGCTCTACCGGCTGAGCTAACAACCCACATATCCCCGGCTTACGGTGCCGGGGAACCGCTTTGCCCGTTTCCGGGTTTCGTCGCCGGTGGGAGGCCATCGGCGATATATATGGCGCGAGGCCGATTCAAACGGCCTTCTGTTGGGGAGAGAGCGCCCAACTCGTTTTCTACCGCGCCACGCAAAAAGAGGCTCAGGAACAGTCCCAAGCCTCTTGCGCTTTTTCTTTTTTACCAGTATAGCACATCCAAACTGAAAAATCGTCTCATTTTTTTCTCATTTTTCAGCTTTCAGTCTGCCCATACAGGCATAGCGTGAAATGTCGTAGTGCTGAATCCCGGCGGCGGTAAACCTGAGCTTTTTCAACTCCAAGTTCTTCACATAGAGCATCAACATTGCCTCTAGCCGGGCTTATGTAGAATCTGCTCAGTATCTTCTTTTCATCGACGCTAAGCGATTCAAGCCCGGAATCCACCAGCGAAACCCACTTTTTTGCCTGTTCCAGCGAACGCGCCAGTTCCTCACGGTGAACGATATTCGACAGCATCATATCTTCCCGGCCAGATCCACCGCCACTTACCGGCGTACCGTCAGCCGTGGCGCTTCGGATACTCTGCATAGCGGATTCCAG